TATATATATATATATATATATATATATATATATATATATATATATATATATATATATAATTTTTTTTACAAAAAAAATAATTATTGAATATTAAAAATAAAATGAATTTAATATTTAATAAAAAATTGAATTAAACGCATGTTTATATATATAATAGTTAAATAGTTCACCTACGACGACAATTCAACTATTGGTTTGATGATGTCATTAGGAGGGGTATTAGCGACAGCGGCAACAGCGACGACGACAATAAAAACATCGAATGAACATAAGACGACAAAAAAAAATAGACAAAATAATAATAACGATAAAAATAACGATAAAAATAACGATAAAAATAAAAATGATAACAATCCCAAATTAAATAAAAAACAACTTTGGGATCAAATAGAAAATAGTTTTAACAACGACACTACAGAAAGAAATGTAACAGGAAAGGGATCGGGATCCGGAAACTTGGAATGCATTTATAGAAGCAGCGGACAAAGAGAAAACTGTGATTATTGCGATTCGATTGTTTGTTTAACAGATGATGGATTTTTGACATGCACGAATCAAAAATGCGGCATTGTATATAAAGACGTGCTTGATCATGGCGCAGAATGGAGATATTATGGCGCCGATGACAATCAATCTAGCGACCCGACGCGGTGCGGCATGCCGGTGAATCCGTTGCTAGTGGAATCATCATACGGCTGCAAGGTAATGTGCGACGGCGCGACGAGTTATGAAATGCGTAAATTCAGAAGGTATACGGAGTGGCAATCAATGCCATATCGAGAAAAGTCGCAATATGACGAATTTCAATGCATAACAATTATTGCGCACAATGGCGGTTTGCCCAAGATTATAGTGGACGAGGCGCTGCGTTATCATAAGAAAATTTCCGAGTTTAAAACGTACAGGGGGTTGAATCGCGATGGAATAATTTTGGCGTCAACGTATATTGCGTGCAGAAAACACGGATGTCCGCGAACCATTAAAGAAATTGCGACGATTTTCAATTTGGACAACACGAGTGCGACAAAGGGGTGTAAAAATGCGATTACGATTATTAACGAGCTGGAACACGAATTTGCAAATTCAGACAAGACGAGTTTCAGTAAAACGAAGCCGGAAGCATTTATTGAACGGTATTGCAGCCGGCTAAATATTAACAGCGAATTAACAAAAGTGTGTCAGTTTGTAGCTGCTCGAATTGAAAAACAGAATTTGATTCCGGAAAACACGCCTCACTCTATTGCAGCGGGAATAATATATTTTGTTTCTCAGACATGCAATTTGAACATTTGTAAAAAAGATGTGAATAGAATCACGGAAATTAGTGAAGTGACAATCAATAAATGTTTTAAGAAGCTGGAACAGTTTACAAGCAACCTTATTCCAAAGGTAATATTAGAGAAATATGCGGTATCTTCATAAAATAACAATATAAATATTATAATAATTAATTTAAATATTTATATTGATTTAAATGAGCACGGTTGAAAATAAAGATAATAAAGATATTAAGGATAATAAGGATAATAAGGATAATAAGGAGAAAGCGATCACCGCCGTTCCCCGCATTATATTCATTGTTCCGTATAGAGACCGAATTCATCATTTAACATTTTTTTCGGTATATATGAAGCATGTATTATCTGAGTATGACCCGTCAACGTATGAAATATGTATTGTTCATCAGAAAGACAGTCGCCCATTTAACAGGGGAGGGATGAAAAATATCGGTTTTTTAGCAATGAAGGAAAAATATCCGAACGACTATCAAAACATAACATTTGTTTTTAATGACGTGGACACAGTACCGTACGATAAAGGAATTCTACAATATGAAACGCGCGCAGGACTTGTAAAACATTTTTATGGAGTCAAGTTTGCGCTGGGTGGTATTTTTTCAATCAAGGGTCAAGATTTTGAAAGAACAAACGGGTTTCCGAATTTTTGGGCGTGGGGCGGTGAAGACAATTACATGCAGCATCGGGTTTTACAATGTGGACTAAAAATAGATCGTCGGAGTTTTTTCCCATTGCAACATCCAAACATTTTGCAAATGGTGGAAGGAATCATGAGAACAATTTCACGATCTGAAGCTGAAATGGTGTACTATAAAACAACAAATGATGGACTAAATACGATTAAAAATTTGAATTATAAACAAGAAGATGGTGGTAACGAATCGTTATCATTATCAAATTTATCCAATGCTATTCATTTCCAATTTATCAATGTTGCTCATTTTGACACTGCATATAATCACATGTCAAATTCATACGAGGAACAAAATATTCATGATGAAAAGCGGATAAAATTTAAATCGAGGGGAATTGCGGCGGCAGCACAAGATGAACAACAGCGCGCAACACATCAACAACAAATATTGTCAGAACAAGAAGAACGTAGAAATAGGTTGCATTTTAAGCAACAGCAACAGCAACAGCAACAACAACTACGTTTGCAACAGCAACAGCAACAACAACAACTACGTTTGCAACAGCAGCAACTACGTTTGCAACAGCAGCAACTACGTTTGCAACAGCAGCAACAACTACGTTTGCAACAGCAGCAACAACAGCAAGAGCAACAGCAAGAGCAGCAACAGCAAGAGCAGCAACAGCAAGAGCAGCAACAGCAAGAGCAGCAACAGCAAGAGCAACCGCAACGACTTGTTAGACGTGTAAGAAGAGGATTTTTTTAATTTATATTATAAAAATAAATAATGTAATATTTTTATAATATATATTATTTATTATGTCTTTTTTTTTATTTTCAGGGATGTATTCATTTTCTTTGATAACGTGAATTTTATCTTTTTTATTTTTTTATTTTTATTACGACGTTTTGTTTTTCTAATTTTTTGTTTTTTATTTTTTTTAGTGTGGTGGTTGCGGCGACGAGTGTCTTGATTACTGTTTTGCTTATTGTCTCTATTGTGTCGTCTACTATATTTTATACCTCCGAATAAATTAGTTTTTGACAAAAAACTAGAATCAAAACCATTTACCGATAATGTGTGTAAAATGTGTTTGTGTAAATCCATATCAACTCTAATTGCAGCGCCTGTTGCATTTTTTTCTGAATTTTTATATATAGTTGTATCCGCGAATGCACGTATATTAAAATCATTTTTATCTGGAGTAAAAAACAATCCTATAATATTTAATGCAACATTATCAACCTTGTCAATGATATCGCGAATGTCTTGTCTAGATTCTAATACTCTGTGTAAATTCATAGTGAGTTGATCGTATAATTCACGTACGCGATAATTGGATCCTTTCTGATTAAATAAATGTATACCTTGATATTGTATTGCTCTAATTATAAATTTTAGTAAACTTGATACATGAATAAAATAAAAATCTTTTCGATTTGCAAAATCAAAACCATTTGTTACAAATGATTTTAAAGTGTTTATAATAATAGTTAAACATTCCTCTAATCCACTTTGTGCGTCTGGAAATTCGAACTCCAAATAGACGTCGTGGAATTCAGGTTCATGGAACAATGGGCTTTTGGGTTTGTATTTTAGTTCTAATAAATGTAACATATTCACTTTTAAATCAGGAGGAGCAATAGCAGCAATACCAGGAAATTTAAAAGTTTCAACGATTTTGCCCAAAGTTTTAAAGCTAATATCAGAAACTTCTCCAATGACTCCTTTATTATTAAAAAAAACCTTTACCGTCTCGGGAGAACCTCTTGAAATGGATTCATACATACGTTGTCCTTCTTTAAATGATGTAAACAAAGTCCATGCATAATTATCATGCATGTCGCGTTGGGGTCGAGGAGGAGCTGCATCAGCAAAAGCACGAGTTGCGCTCGCATTCAAAAGTTGTTTCGTTTCCATTTCCTTACGATGTTCACTAATTGTTTTTAACATCTCTTCTGAAATATCTGGATTTTGCTTTTTTTCCCATTGAATATGAATATTTGTCTCAGGAATATCCCATAATAAATTAAATATATGAATAACAAAGGATCGATATTGCATAGGATCCATGTCATTATTAAAAATGACGTCTACATCGATGTCTGAAGTTTCTTGTGGAATATGCAGTTCTATACATTTATCTCGTGGTAATCTTGATTGACATGCAAGCAGTTGAATAAACGTTCTTCCAATAAATGCAATTCGAACGTGTTCGTGTCGACAGATGCCATTTAAAAGCGCCAATCCAAATAATGCTCTACTAGTTTGTCCACTACCACTACCTTGTAATTTCATATATTCTGTCAAAGGAGGAGCAACAGAAGCAGCAGAAAAAGGGGCGGGAGTTAATGTTGACAACATTTGTATAATATCTTGGTCTGATGTTTTGCGAACAAAATTCGAAATTCTAAAAAATTGTTTTAAAGTGCAACGAAACATAAATGTGAAACATGCAGTCCCGTTTCCATCGCATAATGATGCAATATACTGTTCGAACAATATTAACTTTACATTTTTTTTTGTATCAGAAACAGCAAACGATGGAAAAGAAGAAGGAGCTTCAACAAGAGAAGAAGGAGCTTCAACAGGAGAAAAAGGAGCTTCAACAAGAGAAAAATGAGCTTCAACAGGAGAAAAAGGAGCTTCAACAAAAGAAGAAGAAGCAGAAGAAGAAGAAGCAGAAGAAGAAGAAGAAGCAGCGCGAGAAGCCAAAACCGATGCTAATAAATCATCATATACTTGTTTCACTTTTGGTGAAAATTTTCTCATATTCGCCTCTGTCCACGGAATATGTAAACGGAGTTTTTGCGGCAATTTTGCGTTTAACATATCTGCGGCAGTTTGATAATCGCCCGACTGAATTGCATCTGAAAATTGTTGAAAAATAGGTTCTACATTATTTTTGAAATTACTATTTCTTTGGATCGTTAATAGATCTTTTTCTTTAGCCGTCAGTTCAATTGGGGCGGCGGCAGCTGCAGCTTCTTGTGTTTCTCGTCGCATTTGTTCTTCAAGTTCTTGCTGTTTTTGTATTTTTTCAAGCGCTCTTTGTTTTTTTGCCTCTTCTTGTTCTTTTTGCTGTTCCTTTCTAAATTTGAGTTCATCCAGTCGAATCGACCGTTTTACAAATTCTTGTTCTTTTATTTCCATTTCCTTTAATTCCTTTTGTTGCTGCATTTTCTTTCTTTCTTCTATTACTTTCACTTGTTTTTCTTCATCCGTCGTAAAAATGTCAAAATTGGGAACTTGAATACAACATGCAGAAAAATCACAATGAAGTACAAGTTTATTATCTTTTGAAACCGAATTTGTTAATGTAAACTGTTCAATTCGCGTACTAAAAACATATAAAAAGCTAAAATAATCATATCCGTGTTCTTTAAATCTGGTATATTTAATTTTTAAATCTTCAATAATGGGCTGCAAAACAGCTTCACTAACAGATGATTTTTGTTTTTCATTCAATTTTGTTCTAACCGCTGAAACCAACTGGATTGCGTTCGATAAAGTACCTTCAGACATTGGATTAAATTCAATATTGCGTCTTACATCAAATTTGGTCATGTCTTCTCCTGATCTTTTTAAACCAGCAACTTCTATTAGTGTGAATGTTTTTCCTATTTTTTCATCGCTTTCTCTCACAAAAAATATATCTCTTTTTTCAAATTCGCGCATCAACCCACGAGAAACGAACTCGGGATTAATTTGATCATTGCACAACGTTTCAGAGAGATTTGGTAAATGTAATAAAAAAACTGCAACATGACCTAATGCAAAATCAATTTTTTGTTTGTTTTTTTCGCTAGAAGTACTGCCAAGTAGATGTATAAATGTTTGTAACATTTCATTTAAAAAATAAATATAATTTTCAATTATGGTCAAAGAAATTGGATGTATATTATCGAAACACTTATAAACCATAACATTTGATAAAAATGTCAAAGAAACATTTCTTTTATTAAAATAAAAAAATTGCAAAGACGGATCTGGCTGTTGTAAAAATTTATACAATTTTGAATATAACAAAACAATATGAGTTACATTTTTTTGAATCATTGCTTTTTTAGTGTTGTATGGAAAATTTCTAATAATTGTACTATAAAAAATAAAATCAAACAGGTAATATAGTAAATTTATCAACTGTACAGGTAAATATTCTGTTATGTTCAGTTCAATGATTTGATGATCGGTTGACCCGTCAGGAATTTTCTCAATGATTGTAAATTTAAAACATATCCAAACGTCATAAACAAATTTATAATATTTTTTTAATTCACTTTGAATAAATTTTAAAGTTTCTTGTAAATTATTATTATTTGTCAAATAGTATTCGTGAGATAATGCCCGAATATCTTCGGCTGTTAAAAAATGTAAACCTGGATTATCTTCTCTAAATAAATCTAAAAAAATACACTCTGCGGGACCAACACATAATAGTGATACAATCTGTTGAGGAGTAATATAATTTTCTTTAACGTAGTTTTCAATGATATTTTCATCACTATCAGGTTTAGACATATTATAATATTTATATAAATATGAGTTATATTATATAAATATTTTATTATATTTTATTATATTTTATTATATTTTATTATATTTTATTATATTTTATTACATTTTATTACATTTTATTACATTTTAAAAAGGATGCGGTTTAAAATGATGCAGTGAAGTCAAATATTTCTTCCGTTTTTGTTTTTTCTGCGAGGGCGTATTCGCTGACTCGTTTTTCAAAAAAATTCGTTTTGCCTTCAATGCTGATAAGCTCCATAAAATCAAACGGATTGGAAGAGTTGTATATTTTTTCACAACCTAGTTGCACCAGTAGCCGATCTGCAACAAATTCAATGTATTGAATCATAAGCTTTGAATTCATGCCGATGAGACGACACGGCAGCGCTTCACAAATAAATTCAGTTTCAATCTCAACCGCTTCTTTTACGATGTCTTGCACGCGCGTCTTTTGAACCGGTTTTGCCATTTTATTATACAACAATATTGCGAATTCGGTATGAAGCGCTTCGTCGCGAGAAATAAGCTCATTGCTGAATGTGAGACCGGGCATTAATCCGCGTTTTTTCATCCAGTAAATTGAGCAGAATGCGCCTGAAAAAAATATGCCTTCAACGCACGCAAACGCGATGAGGCGGGTTTGAAATGAGCTTCGCTTATCATGAATCCATTTTTTAGCCCAATCGCCCTTTTTTTTAATGCACGGGAAATGATTTATTGCATTAAAAAGACGTCCCCTTTCTTCATCATCTTTGACATATGTGTCGATTAATAAACTGTAACATTCAGAATGTATATTCTCCATTGCGATTTGAAACCCGTAAAATGCGCGCGCTTCTGCGAGCTGAACATCTGACATGAAACGCACCGCCAAATTTTCTAGGACGATTCCATCGCTTGCTGCAAAAAATGCGAGAATCATGGATATAAAATATTTTTCATCAGGTAAAAGGGTCTGCCAATGAGCGCCATCTTTTGAAAAATCAATTTCTTCGGCTCTCCAAAAACAATCCACCTGTTTTTTATACATTTTCCAAATATCATTATCTTTTAGCGGAAACATTACGTAGCGACCATCGTCTTCGGTGAGTAAAAGATCGGCGAAATTTGCGCCAACGGATGTTTTTTTTGACATTCCTAAATCAATGAACAAGTTATATATTTATTCAACAATATTTTTATTATTGTTGAATAAATATATAAAAATTAATTACTAATATTTTTATATATTCTTTAAAAATATATAAAATAGTAAAGTAAAATAGTAAATATAAATATAAACAATTAAATAAAATATTATAATAAGTAAATAAAACAAATGAATAATGCAAATGCAAACGATGCCAATTCAGATGCAATGAAATTATTTAAAAGAGACGCGCATTTGAATCAATTAAAGAACAAATTAGAAGAAAACAGAAAAAAAATGCTTGGAAACAGATTACTATTAAAACAAACCTCAAAAACAAATCCCCACTTGGACGGTCTTGTAAAAGTGTATGATGAATATTATAATAATTTTAAAACGAACATCAAATTGCAAATAAGCGCTTTAGAAAGAATAGTAAAACATTTGAACGAAATGTTGGAAAAAAGTGTTGAAGAAGATGCTGAAGATGCTGAAGATGCTGAAGATGCTGAAGATGCTGAAGATGCTGAAGATGGCAACATCGATATAAAAAATATGACACATCAATTAAAAAATGATAAAAAAATGATGATGAAAGAAATACAAACTCTTAAAAGGTTGTTGCTATCATCATAATTAAAATTTAAAATCTAAAATAATTAATTATATTACTTATATTTATAATTACTAAATAATGGATATTTCATTGCCAGTTACATATGCATTAGCAGTTTTAAATTCAGCGATATCTGGCATTTTAACAGAATATTATATTTCTAAAAAAAATTTATATTATATATATGGTGCTATATTTTGCAATATATTTTTGATATTTAATTACATTAAAATATTTACAATAGATGGAATGGGAAAAGGGTATTTTAATATTAAAATAATGTCTATTATTTTAGTTACTATTTATAGCGTCGTATTTTTTAATGAAAAATTAAATGGGTATTCTATACTTGGGTTGATTATGGGAATTTGTTCTATATTGCTTATAAATTATAAATCATAAACAATAAATCATAAACAATTCATTCATGATTACCTATATACTTTTCCGATTTCTCTCAACAAAAGTCCGCACGGCTTCAGAATTTTTTTCAAAAGTTCTTTTTTATAATTGCAGTGTTTTTTCCATATGCGCTGAACGATGCGCAGCCAAAATGTTTTATAAATGGCAACGTGTTCGCCGCCTTCAAGTTCAACTTGTTCTATAATTTCCAACGAAACATAATTCTTTTTAATGACTGCATTTTTATAATTTCGAATGACTGGGTTACTGGTTGTGCTTATGTATCGAACGTATTGACGCCGTATATTTCCTATAAATCGTGTGATGGAATTATAATGTTGCGAGTCATAAAATGTGTTTATGTTCAATGTTCTTAATATTAAAAAATGTGAGTCAATGTTACGAGAACTCGTTTCATTTTTACCATGAATATCTGAATTAAAGAATTCGCAAAATGCCAATTTATATTTTGATGCAAAAAACGATACATTCATTTAAATTTAAAATTATTATAATCTATGTAGATAGATATGTAGCAAGAAATATAATGTATTATATACCAATGTATTTATGCATTAATTATAAATTGTTTTAGTAATTACCGCCTGTAAATAAATAAATTAAATAATTAAATTAATAATTAATAATTTAATAATTAATAATTAATAATTTAATAAAATAATAATTATTAATTATTTTGTAATATTATTTTTGTATTTTTTCTATTGCTTATAATATAAAATATACCAATATATAAATAATTAGTTAATTAGTAAAATGGTGAATATACATATGAAACTTCCCAAGGTCGTTGAAACATTGTTGCATGATAAAAACGTGTTGTACATTGTTGCATTTTTAGCAATTATGAATTTTTTCGGATATGTCGTTTTGAGGGATAGCTATGCATTATTAATATTTTTATCCGTTGGATTCATATCGACATACTTTAGTAAAAATATGACGGTTGTTTTACTTTCAACATTATTATTAACTAATTTTATTACTGTTTTTTCGAGAATGGTTGTTGTAAATAAAGAGGGATTTGATGCAACGGCATCAACTGGAGAAACTGGAGCAGAAGCAACGACAACAGATGCAGCTAAACCGGCAACTGGAGCAGCAACTGGAACAGCAACTGGAGCAGCAACTGGAGCAGCAACCGGGTCAACGGGAGGAGCGGCAGCTAAACCGGTAACCAAACCAGGAGTAACGGGTGCAGGAACATCAAGTAAAGCGGCATCAAAGAAGGTGGCTACATCATCAACCGCGTTAACAACCGCACATAAACCAAACGACGGCAAAGTTGCGGAAGCGATGACTGAACTCAGCCCGGCAAGTTTAGACGGTGATGACGACCTTCCTGTGAATAATCGCGTCGACTATGCAAAAACGCTGGAAAAAGCATATGACAATTTAGATGGTTTGGTCGGACAGGATGGAGTGAAGGGGCTCACTTCTCAAACCAATGTTCTTATGGATCAGCAACAAAAGCTGATGGAAAATATGAAGAGCATGGAGCCGCTTTTAAAAACGGCGCAGTCCTTTTTAGATAAATTTGAATCGAGCTCAATGGGCAAGTTGTTTGACAAGATTCCGGGAATGACGTCCATGTTTGGAGGTGCTCCTTCTGGAAACGTAAAGGGGGCAGCGGCTTAAAAAATGACATTATTTTAAAAAATAAAAATATAATTTAAAATAAAATAATAATATATTATAATTAATAATATATTATAATTAATAATTATAACTGATTATAAAAAACAATTCAACCAATTATGAATAATTTTAAAACCGACATTGATAATGTGAATCAAATATTTGAGAACGTATTAAGTAATTATAAATCCAATTATGTAAATTTTCATACAAATGCGACACTTTCATTGCCGTCTGCATCATTGATTCCAGTAAGCGAAACGCCAACAAGTGACGCAACTGATGCAAATGAGGCAATTCCAGCAATGGGCGCGAAAAAACCTCGTCTTATCAAACAAAATAAACAACAAGACCCAAACGATGATGCGCTATTAAAATATAGGTACGCTGCAAATAACCTACTGGAAAAAGTCCGGTCGCAAATAAATTCAAATTCAAAACAAATATCAACGATCAATACAAATATAACACCGATTCAGAAACAATATTTGCAGATTATGGAAACAGGAACTGAGCTACGCCAAATCAAATTGGCGGCAGTTGCATCATTGGAAGATTACAATGAATTATATAAAACAACCGTGTTCAGCACGCTCATGTATGTTGCGGGCTCTGCATTGATTTTATATTTAATGTATAAGCCAAAAATACAAAGCCAATACTAGAATAGCAAAAATAGCAAGAATAGTATTTAATAAATAAATAATTAATTATAAATAAAATCTTAATTATTTATAATATAATAATAATATAATAATAATAATTCATTTACTACATAATGTCTTTTGAAATTCTTGAACGTATATTTGGAACCAATGACAAAAATAAAAATATAAGTAATGAATCTGTTAGTAATTTTGGTGTGATTCCCATGTATGGTTTACGACAAGGACGCGCATATTTAAACGATGAAGAAAAATTAAACGAAAACGATCAAACAAATGCAACAACAACAAATGCAACAACAACAAATGTATATTTAGCACAAAAATCAAATAATATTGGGAATAGAATGTTGAAAAAAATGAATAAATATGGGAAAGAAGGTTTTGAAAACAATAATACCGCACCTGCTGACGCAGCAACTGCATCTGCATCTGCTTCATCTGCTCCCGCCGATGTACCGACGAATGCAACAAACGTAGAAAACGGTGTCGACATTCAAAAAATAGACGACGCATTCGATTCTAAAATGAACTCATATTCAAATGCTCTTTCCGAATATAACAAGGAAATTTTAACAAATAATAATTATTTTGTTGTTCAGGTGAAAACTCTGAATCCAATAAACGATTGTTTTAACTGCGACCCATCTTTAGGCGGAACCGATTGTAGCGCAATGGGTGTTTCTAATTCTAATGGCGGCATTCGATTGGCCGCTCCGGATTCCACATCTCCGACTGCGAATTTACTTCCATGCGTCCAATCGGGTGTAACCGTTCCAGGATGGAGCACGAATCCGAATGACAGCAACTCTTGCATTGCGCCGATTGCCGGTCAAAAATGTTGTCCAATAACTATATTCAATGGACAACCAGTGTGCATAGCGGGATTTGGTTCAGATAATTACGATGAACTTGCTATGAATGTTTGGATAAATGCATGCATTGCACCTCCGTCTCCCGATGAAATCAACCAAAAAATTGCACTTGCAAATGAATATTGTCAAGGGAACGGAATCGACCTTAATTATTGGAGTAAAAATGCGAATAATTTTACGCTTGTAACCACGCAAGATCCCGCAAACAATATTCGTCCATTTGCGAAAATGAACAGCGTTCCAGTTTGGTTAATCAACACGTTTACCACGTTGCAAGATGCAAATAAAGCAAAAAATACGCTTGTATTCTCTCCGACGGTTCAAAGCGCGCTAAAATCAACACGCGAAGACATGTTGAATGCGGGTACGGCTTTAATTAAAGCAGTATCTTCTAAACAGGTAACGACTGCCGCAGATCGAAAAAATATAGAACAAAAATTGCAAACCATCGAAACGAAAATGTCTAAACTTGACTCTCAGGCGCGCGCCATGACTGGAAGTGGAAATGATGCAACGATTACTCCATATGCTATTATTAGCCATCATAAGAATGCGAATACTAATGCGAATACTAATGCGAATAAGATCAAGATCAATCCAACTAAAGAATCATTCGAAGTTCGCGGTGCTACTATGCCTACGAGTTTGATTGCACAAGAAGAAGACACGCGCATACAATTTAAATCAAATTACACATATTATACATTATGGTTTATTATTGCTATTTTTTTAATAATTATAATGTTTAGCAATTTTTTTTATAATAAAGGTGGAAATAGCGATAATGGGGACAGTAACGACAATTATAGCGGCAATAGTGGTAGCAGTGAAGAAGGAGAATCGTCGTCTTCGTCTTCGTCATATATGCTAGGTTTTGGAATCATTTCAATGCTACTTTTCATATATTTTATTATTCAATTTGTATTAGCGCATTTTAATGTTTCTCGGCCGCAATTACCGTTTGAAAGTATAAACCCGCTCTTTGTATTTAATCAGTAATTATGAACGAATATCTGTATAATAAATTGAATAAATTAAATAAATTAAATAAAATTTATTTAATCAAATAAAATTGTACTAAAAAAAATAATATATATAATATAATAGTCACTACAGTTTATATTTTTAATATTTTTATAAATAAATAATTGAATGTCTTCAGTTGTGCCCAATTCTCCGAAACAAATGGCCGCATTAACCACCGCACCAACCGTTCCGACACAAATTGATTCAAGTGATAATAATAATGGTAATAATTATAATGGCGAACCTTCGCCTTCTTTAAGCGGTGACGAAAGTTTGCTTGAACAGATCTCTCATTTACAGGATTTAGAAAATAAAAAATATGATGAATTGAATATTCTACTTGCTTCAAATCCAACTCCGGATAATATTGCGCAACAAAAGATTTCAATTAATGACATAACGCAACTATCAACCATGCGCTCCGATTTATTCAATACGCTTCTAATGCAAGCTCAAAATAATCTTAAAGTGAATACTGTCATGAATTCTAATTTGCAAGATAAGCATACCATTGTTACGCTTAAAGAAAACGATTTGAAAGCAAGAAGGGCTGCAATGGCGGCAGTAAACCAAAAAAATGAAAACGCGCTAAAAATGGTGGACATCAACGTGTATTATAAAAAACAGTATGAAGCGCGTGTTAAAATAATGAAGTATATCGTTATTATATGTTTTCTAGTTATATTCTTCGTGGTATTGATGAATTTGGGATGGTTACCGCAAGAAATGGTTACCGTTTTAGTAGTGATTATTATTTTCGGCGGAGCCATGTACGTTGGTTCGTTGGTGTATGACATGTATCAGAGGAGCAATATTAATTATGACGAATATAGTTGGGGGTTTGATTCTCAAAAAATGGAGTCCACTATTTCAAATCAGCCCAAACATAAAAAACGTGAGTCAACGGATCGAACTTGTAATAACGGTAGCGATGACAGCATGTCGTCAAAATTGGATTCCATGTACAAGTCCGTTTCATCTTCTGCCGCATCAATTGAAGATTCCATGTCAAGCAAAGCAACGGCATTTATTTCAAGCGATGGGGGATCTAATCATCCGCCTTTGTCGCCTTTGCCATCCGCTTCAACATCGTCCATAACCGCCTCAAATGCTAATACAGCGATAACAGCGATAACAGCACCCCCCTCTGTTCAATCAAACATTTCTGAAAGTTTCATGCTATCATTAATGTCTAAGAATTATTTTTCTAAAAATGATAATGATAATAATAATAAAGGAATAAAAGCATTTGATATTGAAGATAATTATGGTAAAATTTAAAAAAATGAAACAAACATAAATAAAATTAAAATAATATATGATAATTATAGTAATAATAAAGTAATACACTTTTTTACAAATATAAAAATAATAGTAAATTAAGAAAAAATAATATCGAAAATATGACAGACAATGCCGCGCTTATTCGAAGCATTCTAGGTATAAATGATTTGGTTGCAAAAGCCAATAATTCGTGCGATCACGATTGTTTAATGGCGAAACAAAAGAGCGAATTAAAACAAAAATATTTAGACGCAGAACGAAATTATAAGATGGCGCCAGAAAAATTATCACAAGCCGAACACGATTATTTATTAAATAAAGACGGTCCCAAAAAATATACCGATGTATTGAGAACTCGCTATGGAAACAATGCAGACCAGGAAATTCTGAAGTTGAATGATGAACATAAAATGATAATGAATGAGATTAATTTAGGAATAATGAAAATTAGTTCTCAGAACGACGAAATCTATAATTCGACCAATTATAACAACATGCTTACATCCACGAAAACACGCATAGAAGATGAAACGGAGGACAAGGAGAGAGACGCAAATGTTAGCAATCGGAAAATATTTTACATGGAAAAACAGATTGATTCGTTTTCATGGTGGTATTATTTGTTTCGAAACTTGTACTGGATATGCGCAATGGTTTGGATTGCAATAGGTGTGATTTATTATCGCCAATTTACCACGCGTTCTCTCTTCACATTCATAACAATTGTAGCTTATCCATTTTTCATGGTGTGGCTATTCGTGGCTGCGTACTCTTTCGTAAAATATGTCATTGCGTTCATTCCGAGAAATGTATATTTGAAGTTTTAGATATAAATTAAAAAATTAGATATAAATTAAAAAATTAGATATAAATTAAAAAATAATTTAAATATATATAATTAATTATTTTATTCACGATTGAAATGAGTACTACAAATAATAAAATAGATATAATAAAATTAAAATTAAAAACCGGAGATTTGTTATTATGCGATGATTTGCAGCACGATGATTGGGGTCTGTTCAGCTGGCTTATAAAATATTTTACAAAAAGCGATTATTCTCATACGGGTTTAATTGTTGTCAATCCTGAAATGACAAATCCTGCTTTAAAGGGAACATACGTGTGGACGTCGGGCATTTCTGACACACCAGATGCTGAAGACGGTAAAAAGAAATTTGGCGTACAGTTTGTTGAATTAGAAGAATTTTTAAAAACGTATGGGGGCAAAATATATCTGAGACGACTAAAATGCGAATCGGAAGAACAGTATCATAAAATTTTCAATATTGATGTGCTGCACGAAATTCACAAAGTCGTGTATGATAAACCGTATGATGTGGTAGTTGCCGATTGGATCGAAGCATACTGTCAAAAAGATAATAAACCGCAAAAAACTTCGAGATTTTGGTGCAGCGCGCTCATCGGATACATTTATACCAAGTTGACGCTTCTTAGAAGCGACCTGGACTGGAGCATACTGACTCCCAGTTTTTTTTCTAATGAAAATAAATCGTTTAGTATGTTGCACGGCGCGAAGCTTGAAAAAGAGGAACAAATTTGGGGATAACATAATATGGGTATAAAATTGATACAGACATAATAATATAAAAATTGATTTTTATATTATATATTATAATTATTATAAATCATCGTTCGTTACAGCAAGCAAATATGAGCAATCACAATCAAGATCACCAGGATTGGAAACCCGTCGTATTCAAAAAATCAGATAGCAACAACAAGTCAAAAGAAGAAAAGTCCACAACAGCGGCATCATTGGCGTCCGTTGGCGTTTATAAGGCGTCCGGAGATGACGATGTGAAAAAAACAAAATATATTTTGAAAAATACCTCACAGGCAATTACGACTGCACGCTGCGAAAAAAAAATGACGCAAAAAGAACTTGCACAAAAATGCAACATGGAGGTTTCAATTATTAACGAGATTGAGCGCGGCGTATGCGTATATAATGCAACACATGTGAATAAGATTCAAAGTGTGTTGGGTGTGAAAATTCCGAGAGTATAGTAACTCAATTAAATAAATTAAATAAATTAAATAAATTCTATATCCACAATGTCTGGAACGGTGGGTTCATTGCCTGCATATTCTATATCGATGATGATGGCGGTTCCCGGTATATATCACTGTTGTAAATATCTTCAATTGTGGGGGCGCCAATAGGAGGTGGTGGAGGAGGCGGTGGTGGTGGTGTCTGCGGAATCGGAACAGAAACACAACAACCCGATAATTTATTTTGTCGATATTTATCAAGAGAATTATAAGCAGTGAGCGGATAATTTTTATTTTTTACGTAATAGTTACTGGATTCATTTGTTCCTTGAAAATTTCCGGCATTTGCCATCGTTGCTCCATACGCTGAATAAAACGAAAACCCGTTATTTGTAATGGTATCTGCTTTTAGTTTTTGAATTCGAGTACTTCCAGAAACTGCGCCCTGTCGTGCAAATTGCGGATTGTTCGGTTTATAAATTGTGCTGCAGTAATTATTTGGCGGGGTATTCAATACATTATTATTGTATATTTTGGGGTTTGCGCAGTTTTTGGGTTGGTACACTTGAGGGCCGCGCGGATCGTTGTCTGGGTATAAAAATACAAATGGAATGTTGTCATTTATGCTAGGATAGTATACGCCATCTGTTTTTTTAGTAGTTGATTCGCGCTGGGCATATGTTCTGCACCTGGACTCCAAATACTGTGATGTTGATCCGTAATACGCCTGACTCAACGTGGAAATTCCTGATTTTATGATATTAGTTTTGGGATTGCATGCAACGCATACGGTGTCATATACGCCAGTGTAAATGTTATAACTCGTCTCTGCATCCGCATTTGCATTTGCATTTGGATCCGGATCGGGAATTTCAATAAATGGTGTTCTTGGTTCAATATCTATAATATCTGGGACAGTGGGTTCATCATTTGCATATTCTATATCTATAATTAGAGCTGTTCCGGGTATGTCATTATAAATTTCTTCAATTATAGGGGCGCTAATGTAGAATATTGGCACATTTATCTGGCCATTATTTTGTAGTTGCGTTCCATTTCTAAAATTGTTTTCATTGTAAGCATTGGCGATTTCGAATGAATTATTATTATCATTATCATTATTAATGCATTCGCACGTGTCTGCATTTGTTTTATAAACGGTCAAACCGGGAGTGTCCATAAATTTTACTATTGACATTCTTTTTTGTGTGGAATTGTCGCTTGTAGCATTTGTCGGAACGAGCTGTCTGCGCCAATGTTTCAACGGGCGCGCCTTGAAATCGGGTCCATCGAAATCGCGCTGAACAATATTAGAAGGCATATTATTTGCATTTGGACGATGCATGCCGGGAACAATATTGAATGCCGTATTTACTTTGGTGGCATAATGCGGCTTTCGGGTTGTAACTAAAGTATTTGAACTTTTGAAATTTTGCGGATTATTTATTTTTGGAGTAGTAACATTTGTCATTTATTAACGAATAATTATTATTATTAATTATTATTAATTATTATTATTAATTATTATTAATTATTATTAATTATTATTATTAATTATTATTAATTATTATTATTAATTATTATTATTAATTGTTATTATTATTATTATTAATTGTTATTATTATTTTATATTTACTATTTATTTATATAAAAAAATTGAAAGTTTTAATTGTAAATTATATTTGAATACGAATCGAAGCAATAGAGGTATAATGGATGCCGCCACAGAAACAGCAGTAATAGCACCCACGGTTGCAGTTATAAAGAGCGACGATGTCGTCAATGAAAATAGCAATTCCAAAATATATATTCACGAAGACCACGATTTCAAGTCGCGTCCCGAAACGGTGTACTACTGTAACAATGGTAAACATAAACAACCACTTGAGTTGGGTAAGTTTGTGTACAATCAAAAAAAATGGAATGCAGGAATTCAGGGGTGGGGAGATGGAGAATGTAAATTCACAAATCGAACATTCAATTGTGAATGTCCGTACAGTAGCGTTTACTACTATGGCGTAAAAGAAACACCTGGCACGACGATTGGTCCCGAATACGAGTTTAATAAACATCCAAAAGATCGGGTGTATTATCACATAGATAGAAAAGGGCGGATCATTACGCTGGGAAGAGTGCTGGATCATGGTTATCCATACGATGCGGGATTTCATGGAATGTCGTACGGATTCACAATTTTCGAATTTGATAAAGAGTCATTCAGGGGCGGGGACTGTCGAATCACGTTGCCTGTAAAATACAAGATATACTTTTTAGAATAAACAATATAGAATAAACAAACAATATAAAATTAAATAAAACCAACTATTTTTTCTATTTTCTATTTCTCGTAATATCCATCACTATGAGACGCCACACTCAATATTCCACACGCCGTTGCCATCGCCATCAACACCGTCACTTACAAACTTACCAACGCCACTCCACTGAAAACATGATAAGGAGATGCAGGCAGATATACTTTTTGTCGTTCTCGTAGGACATGATGTAAACTCAATAGGAGGTAAACCATCAATATCAAACCGCGCATTATGAAACTCGCCGACATGAATTTTTTTGAGTTTTTTTATTTGTTTGTTTGTAGTGTTAGGATCAATATCTTTTGAAGAAACGTGAAAAACAATATGACCGTTCTTTACTTTTGCTTTATTGATTACAAAGACATGTTTGTTATCTTTTCCTTCATGACCTTCATCGTCGTGAAGTTCCATGACGGTAGTAGGAGTGAAAGGAACTGCGGCTGGAGGTTTAGGAAAAGCTATTTTCACCCAATCTTTTGCCTTAAGTTCCATTACTTTTCGATCACTATTTAACGCGGCTGAAGTTGAGGACCAGGTTTGATACATTAAAACCTTGCTAATATTCTTTTTGCTAAATTTAATTTTATAACCATTGGAAACTTTTGAAATGGTTACATCACCAGATAAAATCTGGTCAAATTCGCGCTTAGGAGCAGGAACAGGAGTAGGAGTAGGAGTAGACATAGTATATAATATTTACTTTATAATATATAGTAAATATTATATTTACAAAAAAAATTTTTATTTTTTGTATTGCCTTTTTATTTTTTTTTTACAATTTCTAATTGTGAAATTGTATAAGGGGTTTGTATTAAATAAAATTCGTCATCATCAGGATGCATTTTATACATGGAACAGTTTGCATATTTTAATTTCATTAGTTTTGTAGTTTCGGTTTCTCTGAGACGAGGCGCTGGTTCTAAAGGTTCAATCTCAATATCCGCATTATCATCCTGATAGCCGGCATTGAATTGAAGAGACGATTGATACGTTTCTAAAATATTGTGAATAATTTCGATTTGTTTTAAAGGATCGTGTGTCTGGATAACAAGTTCTTGTTGTTTTTCAATATTTGATAAAATGGAAGTTATTTCATCACGCGTGCGTATAAAGCGGACATGATTTTCCTTATTCCCCACAATATTTTCATAATCATAAACGTATTTCTTATAAAGTTCGAGCTGTTTATTAAATTCTGGTATTTTTACAGAAATTTCAGCGAGAGCTTCATCTTCCGTTTTATAATTGAATAATAAATCCAATTTCAAATTTATGATTTTTTCCTTCATTTCTTCAACTTTTTTGAATTGAGATTCTAATAGTTCTTGAAGATTATATGTATTCCCGAATTTAAATCCACGACTCCTTTTAATTTTTTGCATTTTTGTCACGATTCGTTTCATAATTTCTGACTCTAACATTTTCCTTTTCAATTCGATGCGTTTTTTTTCATTCGCCATTTCAATAAATTTTGTTTTTTTATTGAGCTGATTAATTATTTTTTTTCTCTCTTCCAAGTAATCTTGTTTTAATTTATAATACATTATCATTTTTTCTTCATTTGATTCTTCTTCTTGTTTGGGTTGTTCGAATTGTTCGGGTTGTTCGGGTTGTTCGGGTTGTTCGGGCTGTTCAGGTTGTTCGGGCTGTTCGGACATTTTTAAAATATAAATTAATATAAATTAATATAAATTAATATAAATTATATATATGTATATGTATATATTGTATATATGTAAATTATTTTTTAATTTTACATATATAAAAATTTTTTTATATCCTAGAAATATAAGTTTCCAAATTGTATAAAGATGCTTTTTGCCAACGATTCATATTACTGCGAGGATTTTTTTGTTCGATAAGAGCAATCGCATCTTTGGCAGTCATGTTGTTTTTATACATTAAAAAAGCTGCAGCGCCACAATTACTTCTTCCTTTGCCCGCATAACAGTGTATTAAAAATCGTGCATTTGGATTTTCGATAAGAACCTCGTCAATTATTTCGAGTAACGTTTCATAATCTTCTTTTTGAGGAGATGTATAATCGGGGACGGGAATATTGTAATATTTTATAACAGTGTCTTTTATCCACGCAACGTCATTATTTCGATATTCATTTAGATCGAGAAAACCAATAACAACGTCAAAATTTGAAATAGCATAAAAAGATTCTTTACAAGGAATGCTAGAAACAGAAAGTTCTTTATTTATATGATAAATATAAAAATTTGAATCGTGGATGAGTCCAGTTCGTTTTGTCAAATTGATTACCCTTTTAAATATTTCAAATCCAACATACTGTAATGCATAAAATAACATTTTTATTAAAATTGAATAATTATAAAATTAAATAATTAAATAATTAAATAATTATAATTTTTAATATTTAATATGTAATATTTAACAATATTTTATTATTTATTCAATATTTTATTATTTATTCAATATTTTATTTTTATTAATTTTTCAAGTTTGTATTTGACGTTACTTACGTAGTTACCATCCAGGCAAGTCGGTTATTAAATTTGCAGTTGTAATATTTCCTCCTCCGTTTTTCCGTTCCATATTTATGACTGCAGATGCATTGTTTAATTTTGTTAATATATATTGTTTTTCTTGTTGTTTTTTTCTCTCCTTTTCTTCAGGAGTAAGTTTTCCTTTATATTTGAAATAGAGAATGCCTCCAAGCATTATAATGAAAACAATAAACATTGTTAAATTAAATACGGTGTTATAATGATTGGCCTTAATCTGACTGCATCCTTTTAATATTCCGCCAAAAAATGATTTTACACCTGGTTCGGTAAGTAGCGGTTTTTCAAATTGACTTGAGCCCGCTCTAAAATAATTCATACCAAAATTCATTTTTTTATTCTTACTATTATTTATTCTTACTTATGTATTTTATTTGATTTAAGAATTAAAAAACGAAAATAATTCATAAATAAATATATATATAACAATGACAAAATTAAGATAAACTCAAAGTAAGTTTATACATAAAAACTTATAATTTTTTATAATTTTTTATAATTTTTTATAATTGTATTTTTATATATACCTTTTGTAGATATAAATTAATAAATTAATTATATATAGAAATATAGAATATAGATTATTTTTTGGTAAAAATGTCTTCTACAAGTCCAAATCCGACAACGACAACACCAATGACAACTACGGCACAAGCGAGCACAGCGGCAAAGCCAACGACGCCAACAACATTGTCAACTAAAGCAATCGATCCTGCAACGTCGATTTTTGTATACACGGGAATTACTTTGGTGTATTTTGTTTTTAAATACTTGATGCCAGAGAGAGAATCGATTCTATTCATCATTTATTTTATTTTAGTCCTTGCGAGTCAATTCATTTTAAATATATATTTAGCAAAACAAATGTGTAGCAGTCCTTCTAATGTTGGAACCGCCTTTATTGCAACATTTATACCGTGGATGTTTATTTTCGGACTGCTTAACTTGCTATTGAATGTGTTTCCGGGATGGTTGTCTGCATTTTCAAATACGATTGGTTATGCAATTGCTAGTGTGGCTGGTGTTGCGTCACTTTTTACAGATCAGCTGCTTAATATGGGAAACCCGCCAAGCAAGGATGCATTAAAAGTGATACAAAACATAACAAGTGACCCATCCACAATTTTCAATACATTAAATGATGACAATATTGTTAAATTCTGGAATAAAAGCATTGAAGTGCGCCTTTTTAATAGTTCGCTCAAGCCGGTTGTAGATCCAAACAGTGCCAATGTGTCGCCGCTTTTTACGCAGCTTAAAAACTTCATTCGTTTGAAAAACATTGTTTCGTATTTTATTTGGTACCTTTTAACGGGCGTTTTAATTACTTCCATTAGTTATAATTACATGTTGTCGGTGCCGTGCGTTCAAACACCCAAGCAAGCGCGGCAATCTGCTGCCCAATTTTTGGCAAATCAAAGTAGCGCGAAAAATGCATCTGATGCAGCCAAATCAAATGCGCCAGTGTATAAGACGGACGGAAAGTAAATTATGTAGCTGTTCAATGTAAAATTAAAATTATAATTGAAACCATTTTGATGAAACAATTGCATTGTCAATTAAAAACATATCGTAATTTGAAATAAAATATTTCTCAAACCATCGTTTGCTTATTATATGATACCCTTTATCGAACGCGTACTTGCAATAAGATTGATATATGGAATATAATGATTGGCTACTAATTGATAACGATAATGATGATGATGACGATGATGACGATGATGACGAAGATGATGACGATGGTGACGATGATGACAGCGTGTTCCCAAATTTTGTTTCTTTATATTGTGTAATAAATTCTTCTATTTCTTTTTGTTTATTCCAAATTGTCGGTTTTATTCCGACCTGAATTAAATATTTATCGTCTTCGATAATAATATCGGGATAAAAATGGCGTATAAGCCCAAGCAATATTTTATCCGATACATTATTATGCAGTAATGTGGTGGCAGATTTCTTAATTGATTTATTGAAGAGCATGAGAAGCTCGTCTATCTCTAATTCATATTCTTCGAATTCGTCACCATTGTCGCCATTGTCGCCATTGTCGCCATTGTCGCCATTGTCGCCATTGTCGCTATCCAATGTATAGGAGCAACTGATGTTATTTTCCCAATATGAAATAAAAGTGCAGACAAACGGGAGGTGTTTACTCGTTCTATTACTTATTATAATATTTTCATTTATTCCTGTATTATTATAATCAGATGCGCATGTTGCTGTTGCTGTTGCTGTTGCTGTTGCTGTTGCTGTTGCCGACGATTTAACGGTTTCAATCGAAATATTCAGCTCGGAACATTGTGTTATCAATAGCTGTTTGAGAGAATGATTAAAAAAAATATTTGGAATTTTTTCATCTTCGATAAACAGTTTCCATAAATACATCATATTCTTCCACGAAATATTATATCCAGGACACTCTTCTGTTGCCGTGTTTATGAATCTTGAAATAATGTTAATATTACTACTATTTTTTAAATACATGGCATAATTAATTACAGAATAATTATTGCAATACTTTTCCAAATATGAATCTCCGCACACGTAGCGCGTTGAATAGTGAGATGCGACACAAAATAAATCGATAATTCGAGATGCATAAATAAAATGTGACAACGACGATGATGGAGAGATTTCGCACACGTCTATTAACCGGCATTCATCATTTGCGTGTTCGTAATATTTAAATTTGAAGTGGGTTAATAAATTAATTCCAAAAAATTTATAGCATTCTTGGTTTAATTCTCTGAAAAATGGGACAAGAGTTTTCGAATTGATAAAATAGTAAAGCGAAGTTTTCTTATGCAATATATCGCCAATGACTGTTAGAAAATATTTTGCGGAATCTTTTGTAGTAAACAGTGAAGGAACAAGCAATTGTATAATATTTTGAATTGTTTCTGATTCCGGAATTGATTTTAATACATTATTTTCTTTGATTCGTTTTATGATTTGTATTTTAATTTTGTACTTCCACGGCAACAGCTCTCTAAACTTTGATGTAATGGTTGTCAAAACTAAATGCTGAATATTATCCTCTTTAATAATTTCATACGATTTATCTTCTGAATATGTAAAAAATAATTCAGTTGATAAATGATAAAAAAAATGCGTTTTTGCGAGAAAATTTTCAATAAACTCGTCCGATTTTTCTTCAAGTGTATTTCTCCTGTCTTCCCTCTGTTTTTGCTGCTGGTTTGCATTTTCGCAAACGCTGGACATATCTTTAATGTACTGACTTATTTTTTGTTTCATATTTGGAGAATTTTTATATTGTTCAAACAATTTTTTAACAATATCGATCGCTTCATTTTCCAAGTTATTATTATTATTATTATTATTTTTTTCACCGTTATTCATATGCAATATGCAATGTGTAAATATATAAGTGTATATTTTTATATTTATATATTTATTTGAATGTTTATATTTATTTAAAATATTTTTTCATTTAGATAAAATTATTATATTAAATGTGTAAAAATAAATTTTTAATAATAATAATTTTATCGATATATTGTATAAAGTATAAAATTATATTTTTCAAAAATGTCCAGGGGTTTTGATTTCGTTGTAAAAGCGGAAAAAGTTATTATCAAGGAAAAGGGTGACAATAATTACAAAGTCAAATTGGCCGGTTTAAGCGATTTCTTGAAATATCAAGTATGGTCGAGTACAAATTCAAATAATATAAACGGGAATCGTAGTGTATCTTTAGTAAATGCGAAAGATTGGGTTGAACAATTTAAAATCGTCAATTCAAACAATTCTATCCGATCTTACAAACCAACCACCGTTATAGAAATTGATAACAAAAAATATGTTACTGTTATCACGAAAGCTGAATTTAAAAATAAAAAAGTGATTTTTCATATATCAACAGATGATGTGAAATTCAATAGTAAAAAAATGAAAAAAATGAATAAATTATTAAAAGGTGAATTTTATAATATCCGATTTGATATTGATGATAGTGGGTTTAATTCTTTTTGTTACAAGGGATGCAATATTATGTCTCCTAATTATCCGACTGCTACCATAAATTGTAATTCAATATGTGATGGTACAAGTAGTTGTGTGGAGTTTGGCTTACCGTCTTCCAATTGTATAACACTTAACTCGGTAACAACGACGTTACAGGGAGAATATGCTTTTATGGGATATTATGGGCTATAACGTTGTTGCGACTGCTGTTGCTGTGGTCATTAACCCTAAAAACATTTTAAACCGGTGATCTAAATTATAAACATGTGTTTCTATATTCATTAAATCTGACGAAACATCAAAACTTCTCAAATAATAAAAATATTTTTGATTGTGGGCTTTTATTTTTTTCAACATTTCGTCCAATTCGTTATGCAATTTCTCGCACATTTCATGAATGCCTGTGAGCGCTTTATGAATACTGGGTCGTTCATGAGCGGCATCTGAAACTTCTGAAATATAACTTTCAATGACTTCCAATTTGTACGTAATGTCAAGTTTTTCAATCTTTGATTTAATATACACCTCTCCGCACATGTAATCAGATAACACTTCATATAATTTCGAATTTGTGGCACCGATGGAACGCAAAACTGCATCCCTTTGCAATAATGTAATTACGATGGACATTTATATAATAGAATATGACTATGATAGAATATGGCTATGATAGAATATGGCTATGATATATATTTATTATATAATTATATTTTTAAATTTTATTTTTAAATAATGATTTATTTTTTATTTCTTCTCGTTTTCATTTTTTTACGACGATTTTGTTTTTTGTTTTTTTTACTTTTTTTTGCACCGCCTACATCAATAGGAATCACATATTGACCACCATATTGAGTTGAAGGGGGTAAAGTCGCGATTGAAGGCAACTGCTGATCTAGTTGCTGTTGTTGTTGTTGATCTAAAGGAGGAGACGAGAATTCATCATTCAAAGGTAAAGAAGGAGGTATATCATCTAAAAGAGACGGAGAAGGAGAAGGAGAAAGAGAAGAAGAAGGTGAAATAGGAGGAGACGACATATTATCATTAAAAGGCATAGAAGGTGATTGTTGATCGTAATCAAGAGGGGGAGAAAATGATTGTTCTTGGTCTAAAGGCATTTCAGAATCGGAAACAACTGGTGCTTCTTGTTGTTGTTCTGATTCTACAACTGGCGCTGGTTTATTGCAAATTTTTTCAGCTTCTTGTTGAGCGTTTGCACACTTTTCTTCTTCTGTTTTAGGTTTAAAAACATTTATAAGATCTCCAAATGCAAATCCGCCGCGCATGCGCCTTTGTTTTCTGCGTTGGCGACGAGTCCTACTACTATATTTACGTTTTGAACGTTTTATTTTTTTTGTATTATTTACCATTTAACAATAAATATAAATTACTTGTATATATTTATTATATAAAATAAATAAAAAATATAAATAATATAAAAAATATAAAAAATATAAAAAATATAAATATAAATAATCAATACAATGTTCTAAATATTCTAATGTGTAAATATTTAATTATTTATTTATGGAGCATAGATTTGACGATTTCCTATACCGGTACAAGTAGACCCTCCTCCAGATTTGAATGAATCATTTGCACCCTTTTTTTTCGGCGCCACGCATCCGCCTGCGCGACACCGTCTTATCGCCTCATTTCGGCTCGTCGTGTCATTGCTTTTAAATGACATGGGTGCATTTGTCGCTAAACCCACCTTCATACTTCCTGCACCAATGGCATTATTTTTAAGACGCTCAATTCTTTGCGAACTGTCTTGAGGAAATGCGATCGGTTTGCCGACAAGTCCGGTCCGCTTGTGCGGAGGTATTTGATTAAATGTTGTGCCAAAATTGCCCCTAACCGTTCCGGCAACTTTATTGTCCGTATTGTCTGCGTTATTAGGCCCATTGGGTTCACCCTTTGTTTGAACAAATGCGCGCCGACCCATTGCAAAAACGCTGTCATTTGATGACGGATAAAATTGCTGGGGCATAGGATTAACGCTGCTCAGAGTTGCATTGTTGCCGCGCTGTTTTATTAATACGTGATTATCGGGAGGGCCGTTGAAATTATATTTAAGCTTAAATGTCATAATTATTGAAAGGTAAAAAGATTAAAAGATTTTTATATATTAATAATAATATTATATTTATTTTATTATTAATGTGAAAAATTAAAAGAATCGTTTTGATGCTCTAAATTTCGACTGAGCGCCGCTGTTCAAGTTTCCGCCAAAACTAGCATCATTGTAATTACGATTGGATGCCTGCAGTTTTCTAAATCTCGTGTAATCAGAACTGTCATACACGTATTTCACATTGCATGTGGAAGAAGGAACGCCGGTATTATCGGGTCTTGGCTGAACGGCACCAGCCATCGATTTCCACCCGGTTAATCCACCTCTTAACGAATTAATTTGTGATGGACCGCCAGAAGTATAATATTGACGATTTAATAAATCGCCGGCATTGTTCACAGCGCGAAACGGGGTTGCAGCCACTGTAACATTTTTCACGGTACCGGTTGCGGCTTCACCGTTCCATGCTTCTCTAAGCGTAAGTCGAGTCATTTCACGCTCGCTGCCGCCTTCCGGGCCACCGCTTCCATGTTTACCTGCTCCGCCTCCCAATAATTTTGCCGAAAATCCGTTGTATAAACCTCCTAAAAGTAACTTCATTATATTATTTTATGTACGAATATTAATATATAATAATATAATAATATAATAATATTTTAATTTAATTTCTATTTTAATATTATTATATTTTAATTTATATAATACAGGGAACTGTTTAACTTTATTAACTATAAATATTAATCATGTATTTTTATTAGAATATTTTTAAATTCCTGTACGTTGCAAAAGTTCCTCTACATATCCATCTCTATACCATGATGGAAATCTATAACTACATATTATATTTTTATTTTTTTTATATAAATCATTTACTGTATATGTATTTGCTTCATGATTTATTGATAAAAATAACGGTGAAAATTTATGAAAATTATTTATATATTTTTCAGAATTAATTAATCCCATTTCTGTTAATCCATCAAACTGAACTATCAGATCGACATTTAGATTATATTTGGTTGGTGGTAAAATATGCGCATAATTATTAGTATTTTCACCATATAATGTTATATTTTCTTCGCCAAGAGTTTTGCCTAAATAATATGAACTCATTATACACGATGATGGTAAATCGATAATAATATATTTTTTAACCCCTAATTTTTTAGCATAATATGCATTTCTTCCAAGTCCTGCACCAATTTCGAGAATAGTAGAATTTATAATGTTATCTTTTAGTGTTTCTTTTATTCTCGACATAAAATGTAATGAATGCACGGAACGCATTTTAATTATTCCGCGACTTGTAAATAAACCCGCATCACCATTATATATTCTTTTTTCATATTTACCGTGATTATTATAATGATGATTGGCAGCTTTTTCTGTTATTAGTCCTGCATTTTGTAAATCTTTATTCATATTAACATATGCAACCCAATTATAGTGTTCATCTTTTTCAAAAATGTCTGGAAAATCTATTTTAAATCCAAAATATTCATCTAATTCTAGTAATATATGCTCAATGTCAATATTAATATTATATAAATCTGGACGTTCTCCTCCTTCTGGATTAAATACTCTTAATAATCCCAATGATTTACATAATTTAATAAGGCAACCCTTTATTTCATTATTGAAAATTTTTAATTCTTTAAAGGTTTTAAACATAAAAAAATCATCAAATCCAAAAGTTATATCATTTTTGTATGGATTTGATAAATTATAATATGTTTTTTCAATATTATTATTATAACAACTGATTAAAATATCATTAATTTTAGGTTTAATCCAATGAATCCACATACTATCTTGTGAAACACCATCTAGTTTTTCAATTTCTTTATCATCTAATGAAGATTTATACGATTTACAAATACGACGTGTTAACTCCATTAAAATATATATTGATTTAACTATATACTTGAGATATATTATTTTTATTTGCTAATATTTACAAATATTTACAAATATTTACAAATATTTACAAATATATTAATTAAATTAAATAATATTTTGAATTATTATAAAACATATTAATATTTTGAATTATTATAAAACATATTTGTAAAAAATCCTTATAAAAAATGGTTTGTATGAAAAGTTGTATTATTGCGACAATGTTCATTATTGCAATGATTTTCACAATGTACAAGTCGGATAGCATATCTTCCGTTCAACAATTTACACAAATTCTCTCTAAAAAACAGAAAGCAATCTATAAAAAAATTACAGATGAGCGCCGGAATATTTATTTCACAGGATTTGGTTTAGGAATTTTATTGTCCTTTTTATTCTTATTTTGGAAAAGCTCCACTAAAAATTCGTATAAAATAAATCGATTTTCAACCATTTGCGTTGTTGGCGCAATTACATTTATGACGAATTATTTTTATTATATGTTGTCTCCTAAAAGCGATTGGATGATTCTTCATATTGACGGCGACAAACAGAAAAAGGCGTGGTTGAGCGTGTACAGAATCATGCAATACAATTACCACTTTGGTGCGCTGCTCGGACTCGTGGGTGCATTTTTTATCGCCAACACGTTTTGCGATTAACAGGTTTAAAAAAGAGTTTCATTCGCGAATTGTAGAGAGAATGAGAGAGAAATGATATTTAATTAATATTATTTTTAATTTATACATTTTTTATGTATTTTTCGGGATGATGAACATTTTTTTTTATTTTTGATTCGTGTATTTTTTTTTAGACGTTTATTGGTTCGATTTTTCTTCTGACTGCGTCTTCCACCATAATTATAATTGTCATCTTGATCTTGACCTTTCGTTTGTTCAACAAAAACAGCTTTGGCAAAACTACGCCTCTGGTCCGCTAATGTCTTCGCCGTAACAAAAAAAAACTTTTTCATGTCTTTATATTCAGACGGAGTTGGCTCTCTTTTTGTTAATAAATCCATAAAATCAATATTTTTAACATCTTCATGTGTTTCTTCATACTGATTTAATTCACATAATTTATTTAAAATTGGAAACATAAAAAGTTTAAAAGTGAGTATAATGGGTAATGATACAAATTCAATAAATGATTGATCTACAAATTGGGAGGCAGGTTCAATATTCTTGATCCTCAGGTAATTTTCAAAATATTCATATAATGCATGATATGAAAATTCATAAAATTCTTTTATTTTATCATTAACAGCATTAATGGCGGGTATAGGTGTTCTACCTTGTAGTTCCTTAACGGCGTCATCTACTAAAGTTGCCATATAAGATAAACTTATAGGGACAAGCGGCGACGAAACAGGTTGTTGTAGAAATGTATTATGCGGAATGTGAACGGCGAGAATGGCTTGCACTTGGAAATGGGTAACACCGTCTTTTAATAGTAAGTTAACAAATGCTTGCATTATATCCTTAACTACTGGATACATAGCCAATATTTTTAATAAATTAGAAAAATTACTTTGTCCTAAATACTTTACTAAAAATTTTGTTTGTCTCTTTGATCTGTCAGTTGAAGACCAGGTGTCTTCTATCTCACTCATAATTTTTGATCTAATTTCAGGTGGAATTCCTTTTCTACTTAATGTCATCGCTACTGTTGGTCCGATCTCATTCAGCATTGTCTTTTTCTCGATTTTTTTTATATTTTTCATCCCTTGTTCCAAAGAATTTATAGAACGTGATGGAAAATCCATTAATGGATTAGGGGCAAGATTAAAATTCAAACTATCTAATTGACCTACTTGCATTTTATACTATTTAACAATATTATTATATTTATTTTTTATTAAATAAATAGAATTGAAAATAATAGAATTGAAAATAATAGAATTGAAAATAATAGAATTGAAAATATTAGAATTGAAAATAATAGAATTGAAAATAATAGAATTGAAAATAATAGAATTGAAAATAATTAGGGTGTAAAGTCGATTGATATTATATTAAAATAATAGAATTGAAAATAATTAGGGTGTAAAGTCGATTGATATTATATTAAAATAATATATCATATATATAAAGTAAAAAGTAAAAATAAATGTGCGATTATAAATGTGTGTGCGAAGATGAAAAAAATACGTGCGGATGTGTAAATGATAAATGCACATATTACAACTATCCGTCCTATTTGAATTCTAAAGCGTGTAGACCGAAAGAAAAATATTTAACATATAAATCTTATTCGGGTATTGGATATAAAGGAAAAAATCAAAACCAATATTCATATTTTAGTTCGTTTCCGCATCGATATTGTAAACCAAATACCATAACGGAATCTTCTGATTATACAAAATATAATTCGTGCTGTTGCAAATTCGCATCATGCGGCAAATAATTCATTAAAATAATTATATAAGCAACATATATTATTTTTTAATATATAAACATAATATATATAACATACATTAAAATCAAAATGGGTAATGGCAGCAGCAAAACCCTTGTTAAAGCGGCTAATGAAAACGTTAGTTACTCTAGGGCATCCAGTGCGATAAACCAATTCAACGGAGTTCAGGGAATTGAACAAAATAAGGGAAAGGCCGATTTAGAATTTAAAATAAGTTCAACGATGTCATCAATTGGTGTAACAAAAGAAAATATTGCAGAATTTACAAATAAATTAAATATGCAGCAAGAACAATTACAAAAATTAGAAGTTACACTAGCTGATGCAAAAGCCAAATTGGCAAGTTTGAACTCTTCTAGTAGTGGTGGAACAAGGAAAAAAATATTAAATAAAAATAATAGAAAGACGCGAACATCGTGTAAAAAATAAAAAAATAATATATATATATTTTTATTTTTATAACAATTCAAATCTAAATCTATTATTTGTTATTTCTTCTTCTTACCTTGATTACCTTTAAACCAATCATAATATATTATTCCGTCATAATTCGAGGGACTACATTCATCGTTTGCAGTTCTTGAAAGAGGAGTTTGCACGAATACGGAATCTCGACGTACGCGAAATCGGTTCGGTTGTCGCACATTTTGCAGCAGTGAATTCCAAGCGCGTCATTGTACGCCGCAACCATTCCGCATTTTGAGCAGACATGCACCTGGTATTTATCGGAAACGTCGTAGAGTCGCTCACGCGTGAATCGCGAAGCTCCGTGTGATACCATGCAATTGTGTGCAACGATGCCATTTGCAAGGAATGAGTGCGTATCTTCCACGCTAATGTCATACACGTGCTTCGGGCCGACATTGATTCGCGACACAACCTCCAAGTTCATCGTGGGAAGAGCATTGCTTCTGCGGTGAACGCCATACGCCGAACTTGATTCATCTTCATCTTCGCATTCTTCTTCGTCATTGCCCCACTTGTCTGCCATAATTATTGCATCAACATCAAGTTTGCAAGTGTCGTGTTTTTCTGCCTCACTTATAAACCAGCTGAGCGCTCCAATTTTTTCCATAAATTGCTCGGCAGTGGGAAATGACTTGGATGTGAATTTACCAAACTCGGTGCCTTTAATAAGGTGATCCGTAATATCGTGTGTGCTTGGAATGGCGTATTCATGAAGTAGTCCTTCTTTTTTCTTCAGCTCTTCTACTGCTTGAATAATAGCACTCTTTGTGGGCACAATCTTGTCCGGATTCTTCGATTTGATTTCCTTGAAATGCGTTATTTCATCAACACGATTCACCAGCCAATTGTGTTGACGACAAACTTCTTCACGCAAACGGCGATAGGAAACACCAGCTTCAAGACGCTGCGATTTATGGCAACAATACCGAAACCCGATTTTTTCGGAGAATGGAATAAGTTGTTCAATAGGAAGATGAAGCGTCAATTGAAAACTCCGATTCGATGCATCATTTTTATCTTTTAATTGAAATTTACTCTTAGATGTTGTTGTTTCCCGAAAATTTTGAATGGTGGTATTTTGAATGCCACATTTGGCAAGTAATTTCTGCATATCATCAAACATTTTTTGCAATGATTCGCGATGCTCGTGTGTTTTCGATTTTGAAAATGAAACGGATGTCATAACGTCGCGTTTCCCCCTATGCAATCCAAGAACACATGTGTGTCCATCTCCGCCAAACATTGCGCCAAGAAATTCTCGAATAATAGGGCGAGGGCAGTTCTCATCCAATATGAATTCGGGAAGTGTTGCCGGTTGATCTATTTTTCTTCCACGCAATATTCCACCAAGTTGAAGAATATCAGCAAGAAATTCACTCGGAATGCGAACACTATAACAATTGTTAGTTTTAAATGATTTCTGATAAACATCGCAAAACATAGTTATATCTATTAATATGGAATGCACATCAATCATGTGTCCAAGAGATACATACGCAGTTTCTGAATTACAACTAATACTTCCATCGGTAATCAAAAGTCCAAGTATGCGCGCAAATGCAAGAGTTCTCATATACTCTTTATAACTATCTGTCCTGAGCGTTCGTGTTCCAAATGAAAGCGTCCAACCGCCACATTCCGCAATTTCTTCCTTCACTTTCATAAGTGGATAAGTAACACTGGTTTTAACTTTTGTTTTATGAAGTTCAAGGTCCTTCACTTTGGTCCACTCATTATCAGACGTTAATACAGGGTGGTCTTCGGTGCATATAATTTTTCTACCATCTTCAAATGTTAACTCGACACAGTCGCGAGTCCCCTTGTCCATAAACGCACACGGCTTTGAAGGAATCATTCCGTTTTTGCTTTCACTCCATCCAAGAACATAATCTCCAACGTGTTCCATTTCATCAATCATAACAGACAGTCCACAATTTAGGGAAATTGGACAAGCATTAAGACAATCTTTCTCCATTTCTCCAAATCGTAGCCCTCCATCTCGTGAACGGCCTTCTGCTGGCTGACGCGTGAGATTTACCATTGGACCGATGGATCTGCTGTGTTGCTTGTCATTTACCATGTGTTTCAGACGCTGGTAGAATGCAGGACCTATGAAAATACTGGATTCAATTTGTTCGCCGGATAGGCCGTTATATAAAAGTTCATTTCCGTTGTTTTCGTAGCCGAGTTTTAGGAGTTCGTTGCGAATGGTGTAAACGTCGAGTTCTCCGAAGGATGTTCCGTCTCCGAAGAGGCCGAGTTCTAGGAGAACTTTTCCGAGGAGGGTTTCCTTTAGTTGTGCGATGGTCATACGAGACGGGATGGCATGTGGGTTAATAATGATGTCGGGGCGCTGGCCGGTTTTCGTGAATGGCATATCCATTTCGGGGATGATGTTTCCGATGGTGCCCTTTTGTCCGTGACGACTGCTGAGTTTATCTCCGATGACGGGTTTGCGATAAGTGCGAATACGGACTTTGCAGATGACGTAGCCGTCGCCATTTCGTTCAGTGTAATTTTTATCGACGTATGAATCTTCAGTTGTCCTGTGCATTTTACTTGCGTCTTCGTATTTGATGATTTTAGTGTGATCGTTTCTGTTTTCCTTGATGGGAAGCACTTTCCCCATAATGATATCTCGATTTTCGATGACTGAATTTTCCGGGATGACGCCCTTGCTATTCAGTTTTCCGTAATTTCCGAATTTCATTCCTTTTGTTTTCGTTGAATCGGGCTTGCATCGGATTTCCTCGTCGCCGTTGAGTTTCTTGTCCTCGTCTTTTTCGGTGTGGTAAATGGTTGCGCTGAACAACCCGCGATCGATTGCGCCCTTGTTTATCAAAATACTGTCTTCTTGATTGTATCCGGTGTAACTCATAATTGCGACGATGACGGGTGCGCCGGACGGGATTTCATCCAATTTAATCATGCGCATGACGCGGGTGTCTACGAGGGGGCGCATGGGATTGGATAGGACATAAGCCGTCTTGTCCATGCGGTTATAGAAGTTGGTGACGTACATACCCATCGCCTGCTTACCCATGGCGCAGTTTGAACTTGCAAAATTGTCTCCAGCAATAAATGAATGATTGTTGTGTGCAACTTCAATGTCAGAAATCATGCAATCTTCTTGTCTTGATATAGATTCAATCGGTATAAATGCCAAGTTATTAACAACTTGAATATCCTTCATCCATTCTTCGATGTCCATTTTTACATATGTAGCAGTGGAAGAAGAAGAAGAAGAGGATGTCATTTTCGAATATTCATTCTCTTTTGTAAATGTATTATCTGCATAGATTCCAATTCTCAATTCATTGTTTTGCATCAACTCGCCTACAGTTTTCCAACCACAATTCGTCATAAATTTGTGATCTTCTGTTGCTACGATTTCTCTTCCGCTAATAGTTTTGACCTTGTAAACAGGATGATCATTTTTACGAATAAAGTGATTTACAACATTGGTTATTGTCATTTCAAATGTGTTGGGATTAAATGACACAACACGATCGCCGATGGCAACATCTTTTATTTGTCTTCGTGAACCGTCTTCCATTAGGACATTTTCGCAAATTCCAATGCACTGATAAGTATTTCTGGGTGCCTGGTTGTGCTCGGGAAACGGAATACATGACGCCAAAATCCCAAAAATCGTGCTTGGGTGAATTTCGCAGTGGGTGTAATTGTAATATTGAGATCCTCGTTGTAAAATCGAGTTTCGGAGATCCGTTCGTTTCATGGCAATCATGCTGAAATTCTGCTCTTCGGGGTCAATGTATTCAATAAGCGCGTTATCAATTTTGCAGTCGGTTACAAGATCGTCCCAACTCAATTCTTTGCGGTCCAGTTTTCGAAGGATCTCGGCGGTAATAAACGACTTGTTATCTTTTACGCGCAAAACGGGACGCGTGATTCTTCCCGAGTCGCTGCAAATGCGGATTTCCTTGTTTCGAATGTCAAACACGATTGAGGTATAAATATTGATGATTCCCTTGCATTTCTTGTCCTTCAAAAGGTGGTACAATTCAATTGGGTCTCTGCTGATTCCGACCCACGCACCGTTTACGAATACTTTTACTTTATCGTACAAATCTTTGCAATCCGCAATTGCATCTAGCGGTTCAATGTGCGATTTCACTTGTGCATGAAGCGACTCGGGATTACTGGGGATTGTAATGTGTGACATGTAGCTGATATTTTTGACAACACCAACACTTGCACCTTCAGGAGATTCTGCTAAACAGAGGAATCCCCATGTGGTATTATGAAGTTTGCGAGGCGCAATGAGTTTTCCGCTCTTGTCAATCGGCGTATTGATTCTGCGAAGGTGGCTCAAGCTGGAGACGTATGTCAAGCGATTCAAAACTTGTGCAACGCCGACCTTGTTTGTGTTTATATTTTTAATACCAAAATCACCGGTTGACAGCGCGCGTTTAATTCCGTTTTCAATGGTTGTCGATTTGATAATTTTGTATACATTGGTCTTGTTGATAATTCCAAGATAATCTTCAGTAGAACGCCAAGACCCCGTATTGATTTCGCGAACCACCTGTTTCGTCATATCTTTGACCACCTTGTTAAAATAGTTTCGGAATAAATTATTCAGCAATGTGCCCGTTAAATCAATGCGCTTATTCATGTAGGAATCGCGATCATCCTGCTTTGAAATTCCCAAGCTGCATTTGATGAGACGCGTTACCATGTATCCCAAGAAATATATTTTTTGGGTGGGAGTTTTGCAGTGAGGAAACAAATCCGAATTCAGAATTTCGGTTGCAAAATCACGTTTCTTTTTTGCCCCGGTTTCCTTGTCCATGTTCATTGGTGTGTACATTACGATGGACGTGATTTGGCGCATGGCATCTTCGTGTGTTAATACAGTATTTGCATCAATAATGGATGCTCTCAGCGCCATGAGAATTGTTTCATTGTTTCCTTCTTTATTGTCGACATCAAACAATATTTTTTCGCAAATGTCTTTATCGGATAGTATGGACAGGGCGCGAAATAGAACGAATAGTGGAACCGGATGTTTGACGCGTGGAATTTGAACGTAAATTGGGTATCCGAATCCGTTATTTTTTGAAGCAATCGTCATATTGATTTGTTTTGGCGAAATGCATTTATTATCGGGCACCGATTTCACTTCTGCGAGCCAGTTCCATTTTGTATTTCCTTTAGAAATGTTGAAGCAGAACACTTTGTTTTCGGCGGCTCGTTCTTGACCGAGAACAGTTTTCTCGCTTCCATTGATAATAAAATAGCCACCTGCATCGTAAGCGCATTCGCCCGTTTCATTATGATTAATGTGATTATATTGATTTAAAATGCAAGTGGACGATTTCAACATGATTGGCATTTTGCCGATATTAATTCCGGGCAAAGATTTGTGAAAAGTTTGCACATTTTCGAGATGTTCGCCTGAACGAACAGTGTATTTTATATTTGCATCTACTGTCATTGTAGATGCATATGTAAAGTTCCTTAAACGAGCTTCTTGAGGAAACATGAGTTTTGTTGCACCATTATTTTCGTGTATTTGAGCACGATACAGATGAAAATCGCTAAATGTCACATCAATTTCTAGTTTGTGTTTTCTTGTCTTTCTGTCATAATCCTGTTCTGAAGTGATTACGACAGGATTGAACATTTGAATTGTTTTTTCAAGTTGAATATTTATAAAATCATTATACGATTCGATCTGGTGTCTTACCAGTCGTTTCAAATGTTGGCCGTCAAAATAAGAACCTATTATGTTCCACGGCGTTTCTTCATATTCAATATTTCTATCGTCATCGTAATCGTGACCCACCTTTATTTCTTTCATCACGGGTTTATCATCGGCGGCGGCAATTGAGGCAATTGAGGCAACTGTAACGACAACGTCGTCTTCATGATCATCTAATCCAAATCCGGTGCCAAAATTCATTGAACGTGTATAATCAGAAGATGACGAAGAAGCAGCACGACACTCCATTTTGTTTGTGAAGATAAATCTTATTAACTTATAAATCAATTTATTTTTAAATATTTTTTACAACTAAATATAAATAAAAATAAAAATAAATAAAATAAATAAATAATTAAAATAAAAATTAGATAAAAATTAGATAAAATAATAGATGGAATTATTAGGAGGAGTAAATTAAACAAATAAATACCAAAAAAACAAATATGAGTGAAATTAAAAAAAAAATTATAATTAACCACGAACATTTAAATCCAAATTTACAAAAAAGAAATAATAAAAAAAGTAATGGAAATAACACATTGAAAAAGACAACAGGATTCATTCGACCCAGTGAATTAAAAAATAATTTGATCAAGTTATTAAAACAAAAACGAGAAGAAAAACGGCAACAACAGCAACAACAACAGCAACAATGTCAAGAGAAGAAAGAGGAAAAGCAATTGAATAAGGGTATTAGCGGTTTAGATGAAAGTAAACAATTTTTTGATAAAAAAAAACATGAAAATATATTTTCAAAAGATTTTGAAGAATCTTTAAATTATTTAAAATCATTTAAACAGAATAATCATCATCACTCTACACAAAAAAATAAACATTATGACGGAGGAGCATCTGTAGCATCACAAGTTACATTAAATGTGCCAAGCGAATTGACTTCTCCAATTTCTTTAGTAATGCCGTCAGCTGTTCCACAAATTCAAGACATTTCAACCACGCTTTCTGAATTACAACAACAATTGAATCAACTACAACAAGGGCGACATCCACCGTTTCCAAATGTAGAAGCAATACCCCCCCCATCACAAATAAAACCACCGCCTCCGCCTCCGCCTCCGCCACCGCCACCGCCACCACCTCCGCCTCCGCCGCCACCACCACCACCACCACCACCGCCACCACGCTCTGCGTTGAAATATGAAAGTTTTCTTGATGAAAATAATGATGAAAATAATGATGAAAATACTGGTGAAAATTCATTTCATTTTAATTATGACAACGATAAACCGTATGGCGCTTTAAAAGGAGGAACAAAACCGTCGTATCGCCAATACTATAATAAAACATTGAAAAAATATGGATTGCAAACATCATCAACGCGCGACTGCGACTCTGTAAGTAATGGTAAAAATATTACTAATAATAATAATAATAATAACAAACTAAAAAAAACAAACAAACCAAAACATGTTCCAAGAAAAATAAAACAAGTGAAACGAAAAACAACAATTAAAAAATATAAACTTGGAAAATACGGGAATACAATAAGTATTTTAATTAAGAATAATAAAACGATTAAAAAGATTCAAAATGCGCAACGCGAATTAAAAAATGTTCCAATACATGATGTGAAGAATGAATTAATAAAAAATAATTTATTGAAACTTGGTTCAAGTGCTCCGTCGAACTTATTAAGAAAAATGTATGAAGAAGCAAATATGGCCGGAAAAGTTGTAAATGTGGGAGGAGATACATTTATGCATAATTATATGAATGACGGTGCGGTTAAAAAGTTTTAAATATACAAAGGTGTAAATAAAAAGTTGTAAATAAAAAGTTGTAAATAAAAAGTTGTAAATAAAAAGTTGTAAATAAAAAGTTGTAAATAAAAAGTTGTAAATAAAAATATTATTATCAATAATTATTAATAATTATTAATAATATTAGTGTATATATAACAATAACCCAACTATAATATGATTATTTTAGGAAATAGGGTTCCTTACGAATTTTTTATAACACAAGGAAAAGGTGAATCGAATGCGGGTTCTAAAGGGCTTCCGTATGAAACGGGGTCGTATGATGCCGCGCTGTTTGATGCCGGTATACAAAACACGAATGTTATCGAATACACGAGCGTCATGCCGACTGAATCAAAAGAAATAACCAAAGAGGAGGGTTTAAAACGGTTGCAATGGGGAGAAGTGATCGAGTGCATTAAAGCACAAGCAAACGGTAAACGGGGGTCAAAAATCAGCGCAGCTGTTATTACAACATCAGTGACAGATCCAAAAGGCAAATATTTAGGAGGTTTTGCGTGTGAATACTCGGGTTCGGGAACAAAAGAAGACGCCGAGCAATCCTTGTTACAATCCATTGTTGGAATGATTGAGAGAAGGGGGTACGGTGTAATGAAAGAATCGGGTAAAATGCAACTATATAAAGATAATGTAACAGATAAGGGGTATAAAATTCATCCAGGTAAAAATTTTATATATGAATATTTAGATGTGAAAGAAGAACACGGATCTGTATTTACCGCGATATGTTTTGTTAGTTATAAATTTCCTGCTCTAAAAAAAATGAATCGAACAAATGCAAATAATAAAAAAATTAAAAAAAATAAGAATACAAGACGAAAATAAAATTAATTTATAGAATAATATATATTATAAAATATAATAATAATCCATTCATCTCGATCTCTCGATTTCAAAATATAAAAAATAAAATGGATACTTCTTCTTCTTCTTCTAGTAACCCCGTTGTAATGATATTTGGTTTCATATATGAAAATTTTGCATACATTCTTGGAATAACGGTTGTTATTTTCGGAATAATAGTATATCTTAATATGACAAAAATATCATTTGACATGCCTATGACCAGATCAAAAAAACTTATTATTGAAACAATGGAACATAAAATGGGTAAGAATGAAAATGATAATATTACGTCAAGTATAAATAATGAAAATACATTGTTAACGCCCTCCATTGATCTTGAAAAAAAGTTAAAATCGGGGTTTTGTAATATGCACGCGTCAAAAGGTAGTTCGGCAATCGAACTCGATAACGAATGCAAAGTATTTGGAAAAGCGTCTTGTTTAAACACGGATTGCTGTGGATGGGTAGTTACGGCTGATAATCCCGACGGCATGTGTCGCGCAGGAAATAAAAATGGTATGACATTCAATCATGACGATGCTGGAAAAAAAATAGATGTGGATTGTTATTATTATAAAGAAACAAAAACCGGACCCCGATGTTAAAACAAAATTGTTACACCTTTTCTCATGTCAAACGCCCATAAAACAAGTAATAAAGATATAATAATATAAAGAGTTTAACTATATAATATATTATAAATATGGATATTATTATAGGTGAAAAAAACAAGAAAAACAAAAACTATAATTATTTAATATGTGAAAAAATAAATTGTAACAATTTACATTTATCATTGATAAATAATGTTTTTTCTGATGAAGAATGTAATAATTTAATTATTCATTCAGAAAATATTGGATTTGTTCAAGCAAGTTCATATACAGATAAATATAAAAAAGAACATTATTTTTTAGAAATTAGAAAATCATTAAGATGTATTATTGATAGTATTAATTTTGCTAAAATATTGTATAAAAGAATATCTCATATTATTCCAAATAATTATAAAGATATGGATTTTTGTGAAATTAATCCAAGATTTCGATTTTTAAAATATACTAGTGGAGATCATTTTGCAAAACATACTGATGAACATTATAAAAATGATAAAAATGAAATATCATTAATAACAGTGCTTATTTATCTTAATGATGATTATGAAGGTGGAAACACCAAATTTTTAATTGATGATAAAAATGAAAATGACATTTCAATTATTCCAAAAATAGGATTAATTTGTTTAATGGATCAAAATATTTTACATGAAGTTCCAAAATTAATTAGTGGT